CGCGACCGTCAACGTGATGCTGCCTGCGGTCGCGATCAACTTCCCGCGCTTCGTCGTCAACGCCCGCAACCCCGAGTCGGCGGCGACGGCGATCATCACTGAGGAAGTGCTCAACTGGCTGTGGCGGGCGTACGACTACCAGCGTGACTTCCGCCTTGCCTGTGTCGACTGGATCGTGTCCGGGCACGGCTGGGTCAAGGTCGGCTACAAGTACACCAAGCCGCCCGAGGTCAAGCCCGCCGATTCAATCGACGGCAACAACGTCGCCACCGTTGGCGGTGACGAGGGCATCGACGACCGCGATCCCGTCGACGGCAACGTCGAGAGCGAGTTGCTGCTGTGGAACGAGGATCGCCCGTTCATTGAGCGCATCTCGATCTTCGACATGTTCGTTGATCCCGATGCACGTCATCCCAAGGAGATGCGCTGGATCGCACAACGGACGTGGCGACCGATCCAAGACGTGCAGGTCGATTCGCGCTACTCGACCACTGCGCGCAAGCGCGTCAGTGGCAGCAGCTGGTCGCGTTGGGATGCTGATAGCAGCGGCGATGCGCGCGAGAGCGATGAGAAGCCGGACCCCGGTGCGATCAGCTTCTGTGAAGTGATCGAGTTCTACGACTTGAAGCGATACAAGGTCTGCACGTTCGCGGTCGATGCCGAGAGCAGTGACAGCGATCAGGTGCAGTCTGGCTTCCTGATCAAGCCCGCCACGATGCCGTATGCGTTCGGTCATCCGTTCGTGATGCTGCGCAACTTCGAGATTCCCGATCACTTCTATCCGATCGGTGATGTCTGCCAGATCGAGTCGTTGCAGCTGGAACTGAACGAGACCCGCACGCAGATGTTCAACTACCGCAAGAAGTTCCGGCGCGCGTGGCTGTATGCCCGCGACCGGTTCGACAACGATGGCATCAAGGCGTTGGAGTCCGATCGCGACAACGTGATGATCCCGACTCAGGGCGACGCTGACCCGCAGAGCGCGATGACGCCCGTGCCCGCCGTGGTGACGCCGCCCGAGTTCTTCGATCAGTCCGCGATGATCGCCAACGACATCGACCGCGTGTCGGGCGTCAGCGACTATCAGCGCGGCTCGCCCCAGCAGTCGATCAAGCGCACCGCCACCGAGGCGGCGATGATCCAGGACTCGGCCAACTCGCGGGCGCAGGATCGACTCGCCAAGATCGAGGGCGTGCTGAGCGAGATTGCCGAGCGAATCGTCGGCTTGATGCAGCAGTTCACGACCGGCGATCAGGTCGCGCGGGTGGTGACGATGCCGGTCAAGGCATGGGTCAACTTCGACAAGGATCGGGTCCAGGGCAAGTTCGACTTCGAGGTTCAGGGCGGCTCGACCGAGCCTCGCAACGAGACCTTCCGTCGTCAGTCCGCGATGCAGATGGTCGACGCGATGACGCCGTTCATGCACGCGGGCGTGATCAACATGCCAGCGATGGCACAAGAGCTACTGCAGAAGGGCTTCGGGGTGAAGGACGCCGGACGCTTCATTCAGCAGCAGCCGCCCCCTCCCCCGCCCGGTGGACCGGAGGGCAGCGCCCCTCCACCTGGCATGGGGCAGGGGGCGCCTCCGCCGCCAGGGATGCAACAGGGTCCGCCACCACAGGGTCCGCCGCCAGGTATGCCTCAGCAACTCACGCCAGAAATGCTGGCAGCGATGGTCTACGGCCAGCAGGGCGGGATGCCGCCCGGAGCGCCGCCCGTCGCTATGAACGGTGCGCCTCCGCCGCCGCAGGGCGCTCCGGTGCCGGGCTGATCAGTCGTCGGCGGCAGGAACGTCATCCTGCTCTTGCTGTTGTGCGCTGAACGGGCTGACTTCGATGTTGTCGTCAGGACCGACTTCGACTTCGGTGGCCTCGGGCTCGGGAGTATCGCTCATGGTGGCGGACTGTACTGGTGATCTGGCAGTATGTCGAACGACACCAAGGGAGGACTTCCAGTGTCTGATGCACCCGCCCCACAAGGGCAGGCGGCAGAGGTAGACCCCGCATCGAGCGGACAGGTCGAGTCACCGCCGACACAACCCGATACACCGCCACCGCCAGCGGCCCCGGACTATCTCGAAATCACCGACGATCTGCGCAGCAAGCATGTGCGGGTCAAGGTTGACGGAGAGGAAATCTCGGTCCCGCTCGACGAGGCGCTGCAGGGGTATCAACGACAAGCGGCGTTCACGCAGCATTCGCAGCAGCTGGCTGAGCAACGGAGAGAGGCAGAAGATGCCCTCCGACTCCACCAGGCGATGCAGTACAACCCTGGGCTCACGGTCCAGGTGCTTGCACAGAACGCCGGGATGTCGGTCGAGCAGTACTTGGGCATGCAAGCCGCCCAGGCTGCGGCACAAGAACAGGAGCCGCAGTTCGATGATCCCCTGGAACGTGAGTTGTACGTCGAGCGCCAAGCACGCGAGGCACTCGAACGGCGATTCATCCAGCGCGAAGCCGACGAGCAGTTGGGACGAGCGGTCAACGGGTTGCAGCAGCAGTACGGGCTGAATGATGAGCAATGTCGGGCAGTAGTCGCGACCGCGATGCAAATGAATCTCGGGATCGAGTACCTACCCATCGTCTATCGAGCGATGGCTTTCCAGGGGCAACAAGGGGCGCAGGACACCGCTGCGCAACAGAGGGCAGCTGAGGATGCACAGCGACAAGCGGCGGCAGCTAATGCCGCAGCCTTGATTGGCAATGGGACCGGCGTGGTCGGAGGCAGTCCGGCACCTGCGAATGTCGAATACTCGAACTACCGAGATGCGATCGCAGCGGCCTACGAAGCAGCGGAGGCGCGGCGTCGCTAATCGGTCCTACCCCTGAAAGGGTCGTCAATGGCAATCGCCACCCATACCCCGTCAGTGTGGAACGAGGTTCTCTCGACCACGCTGCACAACATGCACGGCAAGCTTGTGGACAACGTGTTCCGCAAGCGCCCGCTGCTCGAACACCTGCTCTCGAACGGACGTGTCCGCATCGAGGACGGTGGCTACTCGATCGTTGAGCAGCTGATGTTCAACGATGGTCAGGCCGACACCTACGGCGAGTGGGATGTCATCACCGTCAAGCCCAGCAATGCGGTGACCTCGGCGCAGTTCTTCTGGAAGCAGTTCTTCGCGACCATCGCCATCTCGGCCTTGGAGAAGGCGCAGAACAGCGGCAAGAGCCAGGTGATCAACGTCACCGAAGCCAAGATCAAGCAGGCCGAGCAGACGCTGCGCAAGAAGCTGTCGGGCATGCTCTACGGCACCTACGCCTCGGGCACCCCGGCCAACGACTTCAACAGCCTGATCACGCTGATCGACAATGTCGCCCCGATCGGTGGCATCGACCCCGCCACCGAGGCGTGGTGGAAGTCGTACGTGGCGGCTGTCGGCGCTGTCGACGCAGCGGGTCTCGAAACCGCGATGCGCACGGCCGTGATGACCACGTCCGACAACGGCGGCGATGAGGTCGATGGCATCTTCACCGACCCGGCGACGTACGCCTTCTACGAGTCGACGCTGACCCCGCAGGTCCGCTACACCGACACGAACAAGGCCAACCTCGGCTTCCGCAACCTGCTGTTCGAGAACATCCCGATCATGTGGGATGCCGACTGCCCGGTCGGGACCATGCTCGGGATCAACTCGGAGTACGTCGGGCTCGTGATCCACAAGGATCGCAACTTCCAGCACTCGGGCTTCACCAACGACCTCGGCGGGAGCGATCCCGGCACGGTTGCTGGCGTCGCTGGTGGCGGGCCTCCCGCTGGTGGCGCCAGCGGTGCTGGCACGACGGCTGCGAACGCGCTCGACGCCAGCGTGGCGTTCATCACGACCTTCGGCAACGCCGTGATCAACAACCGCCGTCGCTGCTTCAAGCTGACAGGCATCAGCAAGGCGCCGTGATTCCTCGTTCCCCGGTCCGGCCCCAACCCGGACCGGGGGGCGACCTGGAAGGATGGTGCCATGCCAGCAGAACAGCTACCGAACAACCCCTACGCTCGCCCGATCAACGCCACTCGCACCGAGGGGCAGATGCTCGTTGGTG